GTATGGGTCAAACTCAATCAGTACGCGCGTTTGCGTGCGCTGGCCGACAAGGACGGCAAGCCGCTCGCCGCGCACGCTCGCCGAGCGATCGAGTTGTATTTGCGCCGAGAAGAGCGCAAGGGCCAAGTAATCGAGGTGCGCGCATGACGTGGGCCATCTTTGTTCTCGTGTTCGCAGCGCTCGCGGGTGCCATCGATTGGAGGGACGATGTTCGGTAACCCGATTGTCGCCGCCGCTGAAGCGGCAGCCCGCCGAGAACGCCGCGAGATGATTTGGCACTACACAACGCGGCTTATTAATGCCGAAGTGAAGTTGGGACGCAACCCGCCGCAAACCGACGAAGGCGTTAAGCGTTTGGTTGAGACTGCTGCGAAATACGTCGATGCCATTTTCAAGGAGGCGAGCGAATGAGCGACACGGAAGATATCGAGGATCTTCGCTTTCAACTGGAAGGCACAATCGGCGAACTTGAAAACGCATTGTCTCGCGAACGCACTTTGCTCAAGGATCAGGAAGAATATCGAATTTGTGTCGATAATCTTCATGCCGAGATCGAGCGGCTCCGCGCCGAGCGCGACGAAGCGCGGCGTCATTGCTGTGAGTATGCAGCGATTGTTGCTAAAGCCGACACCGTGAAAGCAATGGAAACCGGTCGCTTTCATGAGGTCAAAATCAAACATATGAGGGATATGGGCTGGGATTGCTTTAAGGAGGCAAGCGAATGAGCGGCCAAACAACCCAACAACAACGAGACGAGCGATGGCGCGAAGGTAGCGACGTGTACCAACACTGCTACGCGTTTCACCATCGCGTTCTGCCGACGGCCAAGCGCACGCCCGATGCCGACGATGAGGCCGATGCGCTCTACTACTACGCTCGGGTGAACGAGGCGGCCGATCGGAAACTCGCCGAAGCGCTTCGCCGTGGAGCGGCTCGGATTCGAGCGCTTGAGGCAGCGCTGTTCGCGAAGGCGACACCAACGGAAGGAAAGACCGAGTAATGAAACGGTGCATGGTGCACCGAGCAACGAGGCAACCTATGAGCACAAACATGAAGACCACGAACAAAGATGAGATCATGCGCCAAATCTTGGCGCTGTTGAAGCAACTGGTGGACGATGGCTCGCCGAAGCTTCCTGCGGTCAAGCCCGACCCGAGCGCAGCGCTCGAAGGCGGATGGGGTAAAGCCCTGATCAAAGCCGTGAGCGAGAAGGAGATCGAAACCAAGCGGGGGCTATCCACCAAACTGGCGCTCAAACTCACGTGGACTGAGAACGGCGAAACCAAGGAAGTTTGGGCCTCGACTTTCAACGACGATCTCAGGTCACAAGCCGCAAATTTCGACAAGGGCGACCGTGTGGAAGTCCAGTTGAAGCAAAGCGGTGAGTTTTGGAACCTCATGGGCATCCGTGAGGCTTGCTAGAGGACTTGCGGGATTCCCGATTGGGAATTACCGTTCTAGATGAGGGCATCACAACTCCATGCCTTTGGCAAGCACCCGGCTCGCACACCGGGTGTTTGTCTTTTTGTGGAGGCAAGCCACAACATGCACGGAAGCAAGCGACCTAGTTACAACTGGGAGATTGAACGTCTACCCGCCGAGATGGTGGAGTCCGCACGATGGGTGAACTGGAAAGCCGAGGAAAGAGACGGCAAGTTCACCAAGGTGCCCTACGTGCCCGGCTCGAGGCGCAAGGCGTCGAGCACCGATGCAGCGACGTGGGGAACGTTCTGGGAAGCGGCCGACGCCAGCACCGAAGGCGACTGCGGCATCGGATTCGTTCTCGGTGAGGGATGGCTGGGCGTTGACTTCGACGACGTCGCCGACGCAACCGAACCCAACGGCATGGAGCCGTGGGTGTGGGATTGGCTCGTGTCGCACGACTGCTACGCCGAGTGGAGCGTGAGCGGCACAGGCATTCACGTGATCGCTCGAGATACGGTGCTTCCCGAGTGGTCGGCCAACCGACGCGGCAACCTCGAGGTGTACCAACGAGGTCGGTACTTCACGGTGAGCGGACGTGCCGTGTTTGTCGATCGCCAGTGCACGCGCATTCAAGACGCCGTAGATGCCCTCTGCAGGGCGCGGCTCGCTCGGGTGACTGTCGAGCCGTCCGAGCCAACGGAAGCCCGTAGGGCGGCGCCTAGCGTCTCGCTCGACGCGTCGGCGGCAGATTGGGCGCTCGCTTGCGCGATGGCGCAGCGCGGGCTACCCGCGTCGGTGATTGAGTCGGCGCTTGCCACCAAGATGCGTGAGGAGGGGCGCAGCGTCAAGGCCGACCGACCCGACTACGTGCCCAACACGGTCGCAAAGGCGCTCGAGATGGGGTCTCGCCGAGTCTCTTTCGAGTCTCGCCAAGTCTCTTCAAATCCTCCCAAACTGCTCGAGTTCAAGCCGTTCGAGAAACGCGAGTTTCCGAGCGAGATGCGTGAGGAGATCGTTGGCGGGTTGCTGCGACGCGGCGAGGTCTGCAACTGGATCGGCTCGCCCAAGACGGGCAAATCGTGGCTGTTGCATCGGCTCATTATGGGGATGGTCGGGGGCTGCGGCTTCACGTGCAAGTTTCAGAATGACCTCTTCGTCAAGCAAGGCCGCGTCTTGCTGGTCGACGTCGAGTTGCACCCCGAAACGCTCGAGAACCGACTACACGGCATCGCCAACCAAATGAAGGTGAGCGCCGACAAGTGCCGCCAAGGGCTCGACGTGATGACCCTGCGCGGCCAGTGGGCGACGCTGGACGACGTCGAAGCGACCGTTGAGCAACAGCCAGCCGGCACGTGGCAAATGATCGCCTTAGACGCGTTCTATCGGTTCATTCCCGCGGGCATGCGTGAGAACGAGAACGCCGACATGACGCAGATTTACAACCAGATTGACCGCATAGCGGCGAAGGCGAATGCGGCGATCCTCGTGGTGCACCACACAACCAAGGGCACGCAGACCGAGAAAGGCACGATGGACGTGGGCGCCGGCGCGGGCGCGATCGGGCGCGCCACGGATTCACACGTGACGTTCCTGCGGCACGCCGATGAGGGCTACATCGTGATGAGCGCCGAGACGCGTTCCTTCAAGCGTCCGAAGCCACGCGTGGTGCACGTCGACTGGCCCGACATCGCGTTCGATGACACGAAGGACGCGTCGAAGTTGTGGCATCCGAACTGCAAACCATCGGATGAATAAAGAACCCTGCGCGATCATCTCAAACGCAGGGTTCCGAGGCAAGGCATTAGCAAATTGTGGGAGAGGCTCGTGGCGGCTCTCCTGAGGTCGCCTACCGAGCCTACCCACGTTTCGCGTGAATGTCAATCCCCCCCAGAAGTTGGACTATCCACATTTAGTCCACATTGCTACACTGTGCACATGAACAGCCGAGCGAAGGGGAAACGCGCTGAACTCGAGGCCGCACTACTGCTCACGCAGATGGGGCTGAAGTCTCGCCGCAGTGCTCAGTACTGCGGCTCGAACGGTGACGCCGATTTGGTGCTCGACGCCAACCTACACGTCGAGGTGAAGTTCCAAGAGCAGATGCACCCCTATCGGTGGATGGAACAGGCCATTCGGGACAGCGCCAAGACCAAGCGCAAGCCGATTGTGCTGTGCCGTCGTACCCGTTCGCCATGGCTAGTGATCGTCCAAGCCAGTGACCTAATCGCTGTATGTCAGGAGGTGCTAGATGGCATCGTTCGTGCACAGGTTGCAGATACCCACCATTCCCTTCAAGGAACGGAATCGCAGCGAGAGGCTACGTGAACTGGGTATCAACACAGGCTGGAAGTGGCGCAAGTTCCGCAACCAGTTGCTGGCAGCTTCGCCGTTGTGCGCTCGGTGTGCTCGACTCGGTGAGGTTGTCCACCACGTGGTACCGCGTCACGTGGCGCCTGAGCGCATGTACGACGTCACGAATTGCCAAGTGTTGTGCAACCGATGCCACGATGAGGTCCACGGGATTCGGCGCTGACCTGTGGCCTATTGAAGGCCTCTAATAGAGAATTCGGGGGGGGTAAGCCTCAAAAAAGGCCACCTTCGACGTCCCACCATCGCTACACGTACAAAAAAACGCATTTAGTCCATGGTCGAACCCGAAGCCACCGTCCGTCAATACGCCGCCGACGTCGTGAGCGGCCGAATCCCAGCCGGCAAGTGGATCTACGCAGCGTGCTCGCGGTTCAACCGCGACCTCGAACGCAGCGACATCGTGCTTGAGTGGAACCGCGTCGCGGACGCGTTCGAGTTTATCGGCGGGCTGTCGCTGGTCGGCGAGGCCGACGGCGAGCCGTTCAAACTGCACCCGTGGCAAGCCTTCATCGTGGCCAACCTCGTCGGCTGGCGCACCGTCGAGGGCCGCCGACGGTTCACGATGGGCATCATTCAGGTCGCCCGTGGCAACGGCAAGACCACGCTCATGGCGGCGCTCGGGTTGTATGACTTTATGAGCGGCAACGGCAAGCGGGTGCACGTGCTCGCGAACAAGGTCGAGCAAGCGCAGATCCTTGTAGACACGGCACGCACGATGGCGCGTCGGCTCGACGATCCGAGCGTGAAGGTCAAGATGAGTGACTTGACGCGGCCCGATGAGGACTGCGAGTTCAACGCATTGACGTCGCGCGAATCCTCGCTTGACGGTCTGAACCCGTCGCTTTGGATCGCCGACGAAGCCGCGGAGTACCGCGGCAGCGTGCTCAACAAACTCATCACCACGGGGATGAAGCGGAAGGAAACGTTGGGCGTCATTATTTCGACGCCGGGCAGCAACACGGAAAGCCACTACGAAACGCTCTGTTCCGGCGCTCGTGCCGTGCTGTCGGGAGAAGCTGAGGACGATGCGACGTTTGCCATGCTTTACGGCATTGACCAGAACGACGACATCGCCGACGAAGCGGCATGGCCGAAAGCCAACCCGGGCATGCAGTACGGGCAACCCGACGCGGCCAGCATCCGCCGGCTGTACAACACGATGAAGCGTGACCCGGGCCAGCGCTCAGAGTTCTGTCGGTATCACTGCGCTCGACTCAACGAGGACGTCGGCGGGTGGCTTGATATGTCGTACTGGCCGCCGGCAACCGTGGTCGATTGGGGCGCTCAACGCAAGCGGCAAGCGTGGGTCGGCATTGACTTGAGCAAGTCGCTTGACATGTCGGCCGTCGTGGTTGCGATCCCGCAAGAGAGCGGCAACATCCTCTTGCGTGGCCACTACTGGTGGCCGAGAGCGAACGTGGCTCAACGCGAACTGGACTACCGCATGCCGATCCGACGCTACGCCGACGAAGGCAAGATCAATCTGACGCCAGGCGCCGAGATCGACCACGAAGCCATCGCACAGAAGATGGCCGAGATCATCGCGGAATTTGACGTGCAACTTGTTGGATATGACCGCTGGGGAGCGTCGTACCTAGCGCAGCGGCTCGCCGAGATAGGTGCGCCGATCCAAGCCTACAGCATGGGGTCAAGCACGTTTGCGCCAGGGTGCCAGTTGTTTCAGAACTTGTGGGTAGGTCGCAAGTTGGTAATCGGCGACGATCCGATCTTGCGCCGAGCGTGCGCCGAAGCCATCCCCCGCACAGGCATGAGCGGCTACGTGCGGCCGGAAAAGCCTCGCGACCACAGCGCCATTGACCCGTTAGTAGCGTCGATCATGGCCGTGCATTGCTGGGGAGGCAAACGCAGCAGTTGTTACGAATCCGAAGTTTAGTCCGAGACATGACGCCCGAAACTTGTCGCAATGCGCAACATGTTGCGCAGTCTGCTACAGCGTTGGTTGGGCCACTGGGGCACGCACGGCGTGATCCTCCCGACGTCGTTTGACGTCGCGGGCATGCCCACCATTACGCCGGGAACGGCGCTGGCGTACACGCCCGTATACCGCGCGGCTTCGCTCATCGCCAACGACGTGGCACGCGTGCCGCTCGACGTGAGCGAGCGCACCGCGAACGCTCTACTTCAGCAACCTAATCGCTGGCAGAACGGGTTCGAGTTCCGTCGAGCGCTCACGATGCAAGCGTTGCTATACGGCAACGCGTTCGCCGTGATCAACCGCACGCTCGGTGGCGAGTTGCTTGAGTTGTTGCCGCTCGACATCGAAAGCGTGTCGCTGGATCTCACGAAGCCTGAGCCCGTCTACAAGACGCGGTTGTACGGCGATGTTCCGATGTCCTCGATGCTGCACCTACGTGCCGTCGGGCTTGACGGCTTGTGGGGTGAGTCGCCTGTACGACTGTGCCGCACCTCGTTGCAGATTCTTGCAGCACAGGAGAACTCGCAACTTGAGGTGATGAAGAACGCCGGCAACCCGAAGTTGGCGTTCGTCCATCCGGGCCCGCTGAGCGAAGGTGCTCGGCAGTCAATCAGCGAGAAGTTCTTGCAGCATCATGCGGGCGCTGAGAACGCGGGCAAGCCGCTCGTGCTTGCCGAAGGTATGCGCGTCGAGCGCATCAGCAGCACGCTTGATGACGCGGGCATTGCGGCGGCTCGACGTTACAGCGTTGAAGACGTTTCGCGCATCTATGGCGTTCCGACGTCGTACCTGAGCGAGCACAGTGCAAACGCCTATGGCTCGATGGAGTGGCTTTCCCGTATGTACGTGGACGCGTGTTTGCAGCACTGGTTCAGCACGTGGGCGGCGGAGATCGTGGCAAAACTAGCGCCGTTCGGCTCGGCGACGTTTGACGCTGACATGATCTCTCGGCCGTCGCTCGCCGAGCAAATGGCTGCGCTGCGCACTGGCGTCGAGTCCGGCGTGATTACGCGCAACGAAGCACGTGAGTACCTGAACCTTGCGCCGCTCGACGGGCTCGATGATCCGATCATTGCCAAGAACATGGGCACGGGCGGCGGCACTACCAACATCGGCGCTGACACCAGCGCGGGGAGCGTCGATGATTTCGCTTGAACGTCGCAGCGTCACCATCGGTGCGCCAGCCGGCCGCACGCTCTCAGGTCTTGCGATCCCGTACGGGAAGTGGTCGCGTGAAATCTCCGAACCGTTCAACCCGCAGTTCCGTGAGCGAATCACCCGCGGCGCATTTGGCGACCTGGCAGGCGCTGACATCAAACTGCTCTTCAACCACAACGCGAGCGCGTTGCTCGCTCGCACGCGTAGCGGCACGCTCACGCTCAACGACACTGCGAGCGGACTTCGGTTCACCGCGGATCTCGCCGAGACAAGCGTTGGCAACGACGTGCGTGCGATGCTCGAGCGCGGCGACTTGAGCGGCGAAATGTCGTTTGGTTTCTACGTCGATCGCGACGAGTGGAACCCGCGACGCACCGAACGCACCGTAACCGCGGCTCGACTCGTCGAGCTCAGCGTTGTTGTCGATGCCGCGTACGGCGACAAGACCTCATCGAGCCTGCGGAGTGTTTCCGCGGCTGCCATTGAAGCCGCGGCGCTGCGGCTCGAGATTCACAAGCACAGGATGAAAGACCATGTCTGAAGAGTTGACCAACCTCGAAAACACCGTTCACGAGTACCGCAAGACCCTCGACCGCTTTGCGGCTCGCACTGGTGCACAGACGCACCACGTTGAGATCCGCGGAAGCGGAGAAGAGCGCGAGAAGATCGCGCGCATCGATGCTGACCTTGACGCCGTCGAGCGCATGACCCAAGACCGCATCGCGCTTCGCGCAGCGCAAGAGCGTTTGAAGGCACTCGAAGAAGAGCGCTTGCAGCCGCAGTTCCGCGGCGTGGTTGCGCGTGCCGACGTCAAGCACGATCTTGCGAGCAGTGAGTACGCAAAGCGTTGGCTGATGGCTGTCGCGCGTGGCGATGCCGCAGAAATGCGCGCACTCTCAACGAGCACCTCGGGCGCTGGCATTCCTACCGACATGGAGCGCCGCATTGTTGAGAAGATGTACCAGGCGAACGTGCTGCGCTCTATCGCCCCCGTGTCCTCGATCGACTCCAAGCGCACGATTACCGTGGAGGGCAGCCTTCCGACGACAGCTCTTGTTGCCGAAGCTGATGCGATCAGTGCGAGTGATCCGGGTTTCGGCACTGCGATTAGCGTGGTGCCGTACAAGTACGTGTGCCGTACGACGATGTCTCAAGAATTCATTGAAGACGCAATCGGTCAAGGCGGCATCGGCAGCGGCCTCGATTGGGTTGCAAGCCGCATCGGCCTTTCGATGGCGCTCAAAATGGAAGAGGCGTACACCATCGGCACCGGATCTAGCCAACCCGAAGGCATTGCGGGTTCAGCTGCGCAAACTGCGCTTTCCGGG